CAGTATGTGTCAAAACGTGGTCGTCAGCGGTCCACAGGATGCCGTATTTCAATCCTATTTCACCGTATAACTTCACGTCCGCGGAACCAACTTTCTCCGCATCGCTAAATTCAGAAAGAGCAAGAGCGGATGCTTCAGCGTCAAAGTTAAGGACGCCAGCCCTTCCTTCACGAGGACACAGTTGTTGATTCAAAACTTTTCTTGCCTGTACTGCACTCTGTACGGTGACGCCCGTACCAAACGGAGTTGTGCCTTCAGTACCGTACCAACCGTAAACACCTTGGTCAATACCTTTATAGCATCCATGTATTGCCTGATTGACACGGTTTGCAAGAGACTTGATTGCTTCCTCTAGCTGAAGCGGAATGTACATTATATTTTTATCAATTTCGGTAAGTTCCTTATCAGTCAGGTGGATGGGGTAGTTCTGGTACCATTGGTCCAATGAAACTTGGACACTTGTCGGGTCGTGGTCAACCGCAGCAATAGGAGTAATTGCCGGAGCAACCGCAACCGTACTGACAGCCGCTGAACGCGGTACGTCAATAGTATCGCCTTTCTTTGCCGCATCCGCTGAATAATCGGAGTTGACAAGTCTGGGCATTATGCACCGCTCACGAAGCACCATAAGACCGCGGGCGAGAATCTTTGGCATGATTGCGCTTAAGTCATTAGCCATTTTTTACTCCATTTCATGTAAGAGGGTTTTTACTTTTAGGTTATAGCGACCGTCTCGGTTCGCCCGCCGTCACGGCTTTACTTATTTATTCATATCTACCGAAACTTTACCCGCTGCAATATCTTCCAAGTGGGCACTCATGCCTGCTTTATCTGATGCGCTAACAGACTTGACATTCCCTGTCATTACACCGCTAGAGTTGGCGCCTCTCGCACCACCACCAGATGCACCAGAGCTGTTGAACCCACGTGCGAATATTTTGTTGCCCTTCATTTCGAGAACGAGTTGGTCAATCGACATTGGGTTACCGTTTGTATCCCCAATTTTCGGGTTGCCGTTTTTATCCACAACCTCGACAACGAAAGTACCGTCCTCTTTCTCAGTCATACGCACCTGGGAAATAACATGAGGCAGCATTAAGTCAACGTCACCGTCAACTTTCGGGTCCCTCAGCGCCTTGATTGCGCTAGAGGTAATAAGTTCCTGTTGCAGTTGTGATTTCAACTTGGCGTATTTCTCGGAAATACTATGGAGTTCCTTGTTGTGTTTTTCCACAAGTTGATTTTGCACAACTTTGAATTTCTCTTCCACTTTTTGGTCGACATTCATGGTAGAGAGTTCATTATACTTTGCTAATGCTTCTCGTGCCTTCTCCGGCTCTAGGCCGTCAAATTTCTTGACGGTCTTGTTCAACTTCTTTACATTCTCACGCTCGCTGCTCAATGCCGATTTTAAGTTCACAACATTTGCGAGTTCCCACCCATCGGTGGCCGTTACATCAAGGATGTAAAGTTCACTCTCTAAATCTTTCTCATACTCGGCGCGTAACGGTTCTGCAAGTGTTTTAAACTGCTCTTCTGTGATTCTTGCTAACAGTGACATTGTATCCTCCTCTTGGCTTCTCGCCATCTATAAAAGACGCTCACCGTCCTTCAATTCAATACTTCCATAATGTTGGTATCGTCAAATCACAACGTAAATAAAAACTATATCGTTATGCCCTCTCTCTTAGCTAAGTCATCCAAGTTCAATAACCTTCCATTACTTCCAACAAAAGCGCTTATTGAAACTTCACCCTCTCTAAAAAGTTCTGCTCTTGTCGGACCCAATATATCATCCTGAACAGAGGCGGGCTGCATCTTCAACCATTCCCCATAAGTCATACTCGCTGGAACTTGCCCATCAACTGAGGCCCTAGTTCCTTCTGGTGCTTCTTTGAGATTTATCCCCAATTGTTTCCATGATTTCACTAAAGGAATTCTAAGTGAACGGCAGTTGTAATGTAATGGAGGTATAGGTCCTTCACCAACAGGAAATACTTTCCCATCAAGTGATTGGCATATCGGAGTTGTTTTTGAATCGAGTGTTGCAACAAACTTTTCTCCACCCAATAAGTCAGAGTTGGTTTTATACACTTCTTGCCTGGCTTGGTTTGTTGCATAACTCGTTACAGTACGTAAGTTTGAATCAACATGCCTTTTCAAACCGCCCATTACTCCATCTGAATACCCTAATGACTTTGTTCCAATAATCCTCTTGGACATTTGTACAAATGATTCACCTTGAGCAATAGATATTCCCATTTGTTCCTGAACGGCGTTCCGAGTTGTCTTTGCTAAATCTGTAAACCATTTCTTGACTATCTTTCCACGGAAAGGTTTCCCAGATATGATAATAGACAAAGACCTTAAATCAGGAGAAACAAAATCCACTCCAACACTGCCTATTGCTTTGCTGAGTGAAGATGTTTGCCATTTTGCCTCATACTTAAGAAGATTATACAAGTCGCTTTGAACCTGAGCGGACACCTTCTCCATATTTGTCTGTAGTATTTCATACATAGTTGCGAGGAGTTTTTTTACTCGTTTCGTTGTGACTGGTCCTAAATCACTCCCTCTATCGGCAATAAGTTGAAGTCGCCCAGTTAATCTGCGAATCAAATCAGGTACTAGTTTAGTATCAATGAATGCCAAGAGTGCTTTTGACTGTGTTGCCTTTAGTCTCTCAATATAAATGGCATGCCTTAGCGCATCCAATAAAACCTGGTCGTTTGTGGAAGTTAACTCTTTAACAATATCTTCAGGTTTAACTTTCGGCATTGTCTATGTCTCCATCACCAAACATTGCGCCAGGAGATTCACTTTCAAGCTCAATGATTTCTTTTTCAACATCTAGTTCCTCACTCAGAACGCCCGTCCTTTTTATTTCATTCAAGAGAGTTCGGTGGGTTATCTGTTTTGCTGTTCTGAGTTTGAGCAGGAACTCTTTATCGGCTGTGTTAGCATCAATACCAAAGTTATTGAATATATTTATATTGAAGGTGTCGGGTAATGTTATTTTCATCCACTGAGCGGCGATTACAAATGCCCTGTATACTACATTTTCTAAATCAGTAACCCACAACTGGACTTTACAGACTGATTTGGATGCATCAATACGAGCGCCGGTTGCTGTTACGTCTCCACTACTTCTAATGAGTGGCTGCATCCCCACAAGTTCCATTAGTTCTTCTGTATTCTTTAAATCTCGCTCGCCCGCAGATGCAGCCGCTCCCGTATGTTCTAAATATCCCGCCTGTGCATCTGGGTTTACAGATTTGAACGCTCTGCCTGGACCAATCGTAATAGGTTTGTCCATTTCCTCCTGTGATAGCCCAAACAGGTATAAAAGAGGACAACGTATCCAAGTTAATATGTTTGTCTGGTCTGAATCACTTCTAAAGTGTTTTAGATTTAGCCACGCTAACCGTTCAGCAGCGGGACGTGCTAACATACTGCCAATCCGTCGAGTGTAGAAAGGAACAAGCGGAATAAACCCCAAACTATTTTTCATTGTTGCTATGTTTTGATATTCAGTCTCATCCTTATCCTTTGGTTTCTCCCATACCTCTATTATATGGTTCCTCCATACTGTCAACACATCATAAACTTCCGAAGCATATGACATTGTTGGACGCACTTCCTCTGACTTGATAACTACCATATCCAGAACCTCCTCACCCCCTGCTGAACGTGAGGTTTGCCAGTTGATTATCTGGTCGGCAGTTATGTGTACAAATACCGGCTTCAGTCCTAATTTTTCCTCGTCCGCTTTTGTTGGTGCTATGTTGTAAACGTCTCCATTGTCCAAAACAAATTCAGTTGTCGGATAATCAACGAGTATATACGAAACTCCGTGGTGGATGCCTTTTTCAAAGAATGTTGGAAGAAACTGAGATAATGTCCGTTTTGTCCCATCTATATCATCAATCATTTCCTGTATCTTATCTAGTATAACACCTTCAACCTTTACTGGCTCAGAGAATGGTTTTGCAACGTACCCATCAACTGTATCTGAATACGCTTCAAACAGTATCGAATTCTTAAGTCTTATATTGTATGCGGATTGTTCCTCGTTTGAAAATCTTGGTAATTATTTTTCACCCGCAGCCTGCATTGCGGCTGTACCATCATTGAGTGCATTCACCAAGTCCCAATACTTTTTCATTTCTTTATATTCAGGACGTTGATAAGAAACTTGGTTATTTGCCTCCTTGGGAGTTTGAACAGGCTTTGTTGTTGCTGACGGCTGCTTACTTTTTGCAGACTTTGGCATTATTGTGACTCCTTCTTTTTATTAATATAATTCTGCCAGTCAAACTTGTGCAACGTCCATCCTTCAAGGTTTTCTGTCAAGATATATCCGTATTCAATCATTGAGTTGGTACTTTTATCATATACTGAAACAAGGAACTTGCCTCGTTTAGGTTTCAAGATAAGCATTGGCGCATCAGGATGCTTTATAACAACGTCACGGTTGAATGCGCCAAGTATTGAGCATCCACAGAGTAACAAAATAATGACAGAGAGTAAAAGAAGTTTTTTCATTTTATGGATTCCTCAATCGATTCATCAATGGCATCTTTTGTATCTTTATCTGCCCCGATGGGGATTACCTCGTTTGGTTTCTCTCGTTTACTCAAGAGGGACGGCAGTAAAAGCCTAAAAACTTCGATGAATATCCAAGCGATGCCTTTTACAAGTTTTGTCAGCATGTCCTGACCGCCCCTCCGCCGCCGAGAGAAGGATGCCTACCCTTTGGTGCCAACTTCTTCCGAAGATTTGTCATTGTCACGAGCAAAGAACCCGATTCCCATAACTGCCAAGGCAGCTACAAGTGCCTCGTATGAGAATACGGTTGCTGGGTCTGTATCAAGCAAGGCGATTATCTGAGTAGCAATGATTACAAGACCGGACAGAAACCCTACCGCGGAAGTCTTCCAACTCTTTAGATTCTTAAACATAATACCATCTCCTTTTCAAGGGGCTGTTTTCTTGATACTGTCTTTATCGACGGAGGCCTCCTGTGTCACAAAAGAACCTTCACACTCTTTACTAAATTGTTCTTCTGGCACCTTGTAAATATAATGAGAGGTCTCCTCAACTGAGACAGAGGCAATTTCGTTTATGACAATGAGAACTTCCTTCCTGCTGATAATCGGAGTTGCGGACACACCCTTTACAAGTACGGTATTTTTTGCATAAGGACTGGAGTTGTGAACAACAAGCATAGCGGTTATTTCTTTATACTTGTCAATCATTATCCTATCCTCGCCTAATACTTCAATCTTTTCTCCTGACCTAAGCACAACAGTTAAACGTTTCCAATTAGTGGGCATCTTTCTCTCCTTATAATGTAATGACTTCAGAACTAAACGTTGCGATTCCAGTTTCGACTGGATATTTTTGTTCAATGTAATATCCCAGAGCGTCAGTTAAATGGGTTAGCTCTAGGTCATGTTTCTTGTCAATCTCTCCACTACCGCCTTCAACAGTAACAACACCATCGAGGTCCGTCACAATATGTTCAGCGTTCTTGGCATGTAATACAAATTTTACTTCACCGTTTGCGTTCAACAATCGGCTATTCACGGCATTTACTCTCGCTCTTTCTGGAGGATTACTCCTCTTTGCATAGAAATGTATTCTGTTACCAAAAACCGGCCTAAGATATTGGCGAACCAAGTCCCAATCAGAACCCGCAACTCCTGACGTTGAAGGATTACCTCCTGTTGCATCTCCGTAGCAGAATACTTCCTTTGTATGGTGTTTCCAGTCATTGATTAACTTGTTGCATACAATAGTAGTATTCGAGTTCTTGGGAATGTACACCTCACCAATACAGGCTGTAAAGTTTTCAACTAAATATGTGGGAATATTACTGAGTTGTGACGTTTGCCTAGTCTGTTCCTGAAGGATGGCACATACACCCGGAGAAACGTTGAAGTCAAAACAGAATATCAACGGTAAGTTAGGATTATACTTCACCGGCAGACAGTGCTTTATAATATCGAAAGCATAGTACGCTCTGCCTTCAAATGTTTCAAACGATGCTTCATATTCCTGCCTGAATGTTACCAAATCCAAGTCTGCCTTCGCTTCTCGTATATACTCCGGAGGTAAAATAGACTCTGACTTCCAAGTAACCGCCAGCCATTGGCCGGTTGTATCTGCCAACGCACGTTTATAAAGTCTATAGTAATGATTACGTCCTATAGGTCTGCCTATAAACCATGCCCACCCGGGACGTCCTAGTGTATCTAAGGCAGCTCTTACACTTTTTCCCCAAGCTCCCGGCCTCATTGCGGCATACTCATCAAACACAATACCATCAAGGGGAGGGCCTTCTACGCGCTGAGGACGTTCCATTCCCATCACTATTACCTTAGCTCCATTCACAAGCTCAACAGTGAGTTCCGATTCAAGTGTCCTGACTTTCATCCATTTAGGTATTAATTGTTTCGTATCATCCCAGTTAATCTGTTTCGCTTGAGGACGAGTAGGAGCCGAGAAAATAAATCTACCATTAGGATGAACACACTTTATTGCCTCTCGTATTGTGAAACGTTTTGCCAGTTCTGTCTTACCTGAACGCCTACCCGCTGGCACAACTCTGAAACGAGCGTTTGAGTTTACTAGCTGTGCTTGTATAGGATGAAATTTTAGAGGTGTCCACCTATCTGTCATAGCTCCTTCAGATTCCATGAATTCCACTGGATGGTTCATTTGCCAGACTCCAATGCTCCAGCAGGTTTCACTGGATTCTCTATTACATCATCTCGCTTAACTGAGATGTCAAGATGCATTGAAGCAGCAGAATCTTTCAGGAACTTTCGTATCTTCTCCTGTATCTCTGGAACTGAGGCGGTTATTTGATGATGATTTTCAATATTATACTTTTCTTGTCTATTAGTTTTGAGCATAAATATCATCAATACTGGAGAAAATACCCTCCTTATTCCTGTTTTTATACCTTGATATATTATATCCTCATCCCACCCATGAATTGCTTTATCCATTGTACTTTGTTCAAGGTCATCCACCTTGACTTCCCATAACTCTTTTAATTTTTCATCAAGTTCTGGATGTTCTTTACGATAACGCCATAATGTTGTTCTGCCGATTTTTAATACTCTGCATATTTCGGATACATTGCCTCCAGCCTTTACAGCAACGGTAGTATAATTCTTTACAAATATCTGCTCTTTTTTTCTTCTCCTTTTTTTTGTTCCAGTAGGATTTACCTTACCATTCCCGTTCCGACCATTTTTACATTTTTTTAGGACTAACTTTGCGACCATGGTGTCTCACCATCCTATCTAAAGGATTTCCTATCCTTCAAACTATGGTATCGACACCCGAATCATTCAGTCAAAATCTTTACCTGCAATATCTCTCATTGTTCTTATTGCTGATTTCAAACCTTGACTTACTTTCAATGAGTAAGATTTCAACATTTCAGCTATCTGTTGTATGTCTTTACCTTGGTAGTAATATAGTTCAATCAATGTCCTTGAATACGCATCCAGGTGTTTCAACAGCATTTTCACGTAATCCTTGTTGTCAATAACATCAAACCCTGTTTCATGGTAAGCAGCAACACTACCTTCAAATTTGTCAAAACTGATAAACTCCCGCTTAATCGTATTCACACCCTTATAGTCACGTCCAAACCTGTATCTGCGCATATCTCTGATAACATTCTTGGCCATCCAGAATAAAAGGCCGTTTGATACATCATTCTGTGACACTCTTATGGCAACTTCACAAGCAATATCATCAATATCAACTTCCGATGCCCAGTATCCTGAATTACCAATCAGAATAAAGAAGGCTTTTCGGGACATTTCAAAACATCTTTTATAAAAACCATTCCACTCCTCATCCGTCATTTTCTTTCTTTTGGGTTTAGAGTTTGGACCAACCCTCTCTCTCGGTTGTCTTTTGTTCTGCTTCACGGCCTTATGTTTTCTGAAGGAGAATATTTTATCTCGTTCAACAAACCGCAAACTCCTCCTAATATACAAACGTCA